CTCTCCGAACGAACCCAGAATACTCTTCATGGCACGCTCAATTCCCCATCCGACAAACACGGTAGTGGCAAGGGTTTTAAGGCTGGTTAGCTTACTCTTAACCTTTTCAACTGCACCGCCGAGGCCATCACCCATCTGGCTCGACAGATTTTTTGTGTGGGCGACAGAGCCATCTGCCATCCTCTTCACTTGGCTGATCACGTCAGAGGAAAAGCCCTTAATCGAAGCCTTTCCCTTCTCTGTGTCAACCTCAACAATCAGCTCTATCTTTTTCCCAGCCATACGCCCTCCGGGGCGGTTTAATGTTCTAGGTTCTAGGTTCTAGGTTCAACGTTGAACCTTGAACTTTGAACCTTTTTTTATTCCGGCAGCTCCCATGCCAAAACTTCCGTGCTGGATAGATCCAGCGGGATCTCATTAAGTTGCATGATCGGGTTGCCCTGGTCGTCAAGCTCTCCGGTCTCGACCTGCTCAAATTCCTGCTCCGGCACCTGCAATTCCGCAACCTGCCAGAACTGGCTTGTCGTCTGATCGAGCGAATATGTCCCGTCTTCGCACAGATATATGCGTACCCTCTGTCCAGCATAAGGTGTCAGGTCAATGGTCTTCTGGCTGACATGGCCGAGCTGCTCACTCTCAAATGCCGCAAACCTGATTTTATGTCCGTCAACAATGGTTATCTTTGGCTGCATCTTTTCACCTCCTATTGGCCCGCAACAATGGTGTAGTCAAAAGCCCCGCGCCATGCTCCGGAATTAAAAATAACAGCCGTGTTCGAATTCTTCTGCACCCATACCTCGCCGAGCGTTCCGTCAGGATCAGCCGTAGGTTTTACATCCACAGAATAATTCGTGTGGCCCAGGTTGTGGGTTATTGTCCTTCCTGCGCTGCCGGCAAACGTGCTTGCCGCTGTAGCGAAGGCAGCAGCCTGGGCCATCTTGTTAAGATTTTCCGGATTGACCGGCGTATCGTTTTGCCATACAAATAACGGCATTTATTCCTCCTTGCTGGAGCTTTGCAGCTCTAAAATAGTGTTCTCTATGATGTTGAGCTTATAAAGCATATCTTCTGCCTCTATGCCCGTGAGCGTGAGCTCGTAAAACCGGGACACGAAGTCCCAGCCAAAGGCCTTAAGGTTGTGGTACAGGTCGAGGATAACTGCATTTTCCGGCAGCAGATCGACTGCGTTAAGCGGGCAGTTTCCCTTTTCCTCACACGGCGGATCACGGTCGTCTTCCTCGTATGCCAGCCTGCACTCTGTGCAGGATGTTTTGTGTGTTACCTGCCATTCGAGGAAGCGCTTTAGTTTTTTTCCGCATCCCCATCTTCCTCGCCGATTGCAGCGCCGGAGAGCTGCAATATCTCGCTTAAAACCTCATCGGGAATTCGGGTGACAAGATCTTTTGAAAATGGGATCTCTTTGCCGCCATCGACCACGTTTTCCCAGCCGATGATGATCTCTCCCGCGAGGTCTCTCGTGACTGCAACCCAATCGGTTTTTCCGCGCTTTGTATGATTTGCAACTATCTTTGACCGCTTGCTGGTGCTGATGCGGCGGTAAAATATTTTTGAGTCCTCTAACTGATAGATGAGCCTTTCATCGTCCCTGATTAATTGTATTGGCATACTTCCTCCTAATGAAGTGGGTTTGTATTTAAATCGTTTTGTATCTGGATCAGCATTTCTTTTGTGGCCTGACTTGGAAATCCCGCTGCAAGGCCTGTAGGCAGCTCTGCGCTGAACGTGATCTGTTTTGTCAGCAAAGCAGGCCCGCCAATAGGCACCGAGCCCTTGTCGATCTTAATGGTAGGAAGCCAGACCCAGAGCGTGTTGTAATAGCCCGTAGAGCCGATCTGAGGGCCTGTAAACCTGAACATAGCCATCAACTTTGCCTGGCTGTCGAGATCGTCTAAAAACGCCTCATTCTCATAACGTGGGATCGTGAGCGATCCGGTTATCCGCCGCTTTGCGTTGCGCTTTGGCTCTGCAATATAAAGACCGGATATGCTGTCCCGGTCATTGCTCAGATTGTTCTCCAGCTTGATCTCGAATTTCGAGATCCCGATCGCGTTGTCGCTCGTGAGCGGCGTGGATTCTGAGTAGTCGCCTATCCAGCAATCCAGATCGCCAAACAGTATCGAGCGCCAGTCATCGTTCGGGATCGACCAGGCGTTTGAATTGGGGTTTACGATCGATGCCCTGTCGCAGCCATATGGCAAAAGATCAAGATCAAGATATACGCCCTTTGATTCGCCGCGCAGAGTAAACGCCTGGATCATTGCAGAGGCAAATTCCCAGATAGAAACTTTCTTATCGAAACACAGCGTGGCGCGACGAACCTTTTGGTCGCCTGCCAGATAGCCCGATCCCGCAAGGATGCCGTCGCCTGCATACCAGCCCTCAGTATGCAGTAATTCGGCCAGCTCGATTGCATGCTTATATACACCCGTGGCAATCAGCGCCGGAGAGTTTGTGTAATGACAAAATCCCAAGCCAGACACAAATAGCGACTCGATCCCGCGATAGACAGCCTCGATGATGATAGGGCCTGCGTTATTGATCTCGGTTATAATGCTCTCGCCAGCGCCTGCCTTGTTGCGGATCGTATTGTCAGGCTCCTTTGCAATGTCTTCTTCAATGCCCTCAGTAAGGAACGGGATCTGATCATTTGCTCCGCAGGTAATCGGCGAGGCATATGCGCTCTGACTGCCTTCTTTTTTCCATGCAGCCTTACTTGAAAATCCTGCACCTGTTGGCATCGCTAACTCCTTCTCGTCACTATTTACTCGTCACTTGTCACGGCCCTTATGCCAGCGGAGAAACGCTTCTTGCGTTGGTAACTGCAATCTCGTATTCATCCGTGCATGTGAAGCTTGCAGAAAGAGACCCTGGGTCACGGAAGCATGTGCATTCGATGTTCTGCTCGATCAGGCCTGGCCCTGCTATGGGCGCTGTTGCCTTATCGATCTTTAGCCGAGGGATATGGATATCGAATTTATAGCTTCCATAGGTGAATTTGAGATATGCATGGAGACGTGCTCCGCTATTCTTCCAGTCGATGTACGTGTCAGCCTCATAGCGTGGGATCTTGAAGTTAAGCTTCACATCCCTGTTTCCGTTGCGCTCAGGCTTTAAGATCAGCAGCTCTCTATTGTCAAATCCGTCGAGCTGCAGGTTGTTGTTGCTGTTGAGATCAAAGCTGTTAATGCCTTTTTCTGTTTCGCCTAAAAGCGCTGTTGCCTGCGGAGCGATCTTGAATTCAAGATCTGAAAACATGATCTTGCGTGCAACATCCTCGGTGTCGAGCGCCTGGAGTATCACTGCGGTATTGATCACCGATGCCCGGTCAAGCGCCTTTGCAACCCCGCCGAATTCGATGTTCAGCGGCTTATTCGCCTCGCCGCTTATCTTCATGGTGTCGATCATTATGCCTGCATATTCCCACACGGACACGCCTTTGTAGGCTGCTCCGGTGAGCGAATAAGCGAGGTTCTCGGCCAGAGAATACGTGTTGTCAAACAGGGCGCCGTTTACTACTGGCACGCCTGCAGCGCCCATTTTAATTGCGATGAGCAGGTCAACATCCTCATAGGTGAGCTTGCATGGCAGGGTGAATGGAAACCGCCTGTTTCCCTCAAGGCTCTCGCCTTTTCCGGCCTTGCCGCGCAATACCTCGTCTTCGTGCTTTTCAAGCTCGTCGTCGAACGACTCGCTTATGAACGGGATCGCCTCTGTTACGGCAACAGCAGTGCCATACACGCTCTCTTTTTTAACTCCGAATATGCCCTGAAATCCTTGTCCTAATGCCATATTTCCTCCTTAGTAACGGTCGTATCTTATTGTTATGATCTTCGACTGAACATCCTGGGCCTGGTCGATCAGGTTAATGCTCTCTGCCTCTCCGATCGGCGTTGCTGCATGCACGAGCCCAGAGAGATCGTCCTTCCTGAGAGCAGTGATACAGTCGCTAGCCACATCCATCACTCCCTTTTGCCCGGCAGCATCGTCGCCGATAATGGATGCCTCGGTGTTTTTCTGGAGCTGAACAAAACAGATGATCTTTACCAGGTATGCGTCATACTTCTGGTCCTGGGTAAATTCTACATACGAGATCGCTCCGTCCTTGATGCCGATTGCAGGATACTTGATCGAGGCAGGCATAATGTAATCGCCTTCCACGATCACAATATCACTGCCGCGCACATAATCGAGCGAGGATCGCAACTTATCCCTCACCCCCAGAAGTATGTCTTTCATTATGCTTGTCTGCGTATTCATTTTGCCGCCAGATAGTCTTCCATGATCCTGCTAAACTCCGCGAGATCCTGCTCATTTACACCCAGGAATGCACGCTGCGGTATGAGCACCTTCCTGCCCCTGCCTGCCTTACCTCCAAACTGATGGATCGCTGCATAGATCGTGCTTGTGCCGATCACGAGATAATTTCCCGCCGTCTCGTACGTGATGCTGCTACGCAGCCTGCTGCTAACTGTCAGGATTTTGCGGGCCATAGTATAGCGCTGAAAACCTTTGGTTGCAGACCCCTTTTTGGTAAAAACCCGCCGCCCCTTTGCCATATATGCCCCGAACAGCGTTGCAGGGGAGAGCGGCTTCCAGGGCTTGCCGTCAGGATCATGCTCGCCGCTGAAACGGTCTTGCGTCACCTTAATCAGATATTCGCCAGAGGATTTTAAGGCAGGATGCGGCTTGCCGAATTTATCCAGGTACTCAGATACCAGCTCTTTAAATTCCTTGATGTCCTGCCTTATGATGAGCGATATACCTGGTCCTGCCATTTAAAAATCCTTTAAACTGTCCCGTGAGAAAATACGGTCCTGTGAGGTGACTGTCGCCTCGTCGGAGGTGGTCTCTTCCGGCGCATCGCCCCCTAAAGAAGCAATGCCCTTGGCCACATCTTTCAAAAACCTGATGACATCGTCATAGCGTTTTCTGATGTTTTCAGGAGCGCCCTGGCGCCTGTCATAGAGCCTATAGATCGAGATATCCACGCTGTGCTTTAAGATGATCCTGGGCACAGGATCAAACGGCACGTCGTAGCTGACGCCGCAGTAAGAATCGATCTCTGCATCAGCATCAGCGATCGCAGACGTCACAATCGAATCATCGACCGCACCCGCATCAAGGTCGTCAGTGAGCTGGATGAGGATGACCTCATCCAGCTGCTTCAAAATGTCAGCTTTTGTGCAGTAGCTCACTTATCTGCCTTTTTGTCCTTGGGTCCGGCTACAGCCTCAACGACCAGCATGGACTCAGCCTTCAGGATCTCCAGCTCTTTTTTGCTGAAGCGATCGTCAGGATACTCGGTCACATCCTTGGGGTGAGCTATGCCGCAGCGCCTAAACCCGTCTCTTTTTGCGCTAATACGAACCATCTAACACCTCCCTTATGAGCCAGCGCCTGTGCTGCCCCAGCAAAGCTGCCAGAATCCGTATCCGCCTGCTGCCCTGGCTTCAGCGCCAAAGCGGTATTTCTTGCGCATGAATACGTTGTCGTTTTCCTCTCCTGTCTGTTCCACAAATACCGGCGCTTTCCGCTCCTGGTAGATAAGCGGCTTGAGCGGTTTTGTGGTGTCGAGCAGGAACCATGCTGTGTCAGACGTGATCCTGGCGTCCACGAGAAGCTCAAATGTGCCTTTGTATGGATTTTGCTTGCCGTCCTCGAGGCGGTCGTTGTTCTTCAGCACGTTCGCTGTATCCTCAAGCGCAGGACCGCATACGAGCAGGTTCGGTGTGACGTTGAGCGGACGGCCTTCGTAGTCTTTAAATTTTTTCATGGCTGTCCGTGCCACACCGATAGACGCCTGGGCCAAAGCCAATGATGCACAGGAAAGGACAACCACGCCCTTATTGCTTACACTGGCTCCTGCCACATCATGATCGGTATCGCAGAAATACTGGCCGTCTAAGCATACGTTGCCGAATGCGCCGTTTAGCAGATCCATTACAATCTCATCGGGAAGCTGCTTGGCGGAGAATGCCGCGCCCTTTGCCTGTGGCTCGTAGATGCCCAGATTATCGTCCTCGATGTCGTTGCGGTCAACCTCAATGGTCGTCTCGAAGTCATCGTTGACGATGGTGTATTTAAAGGCCTTGAGCGATTTTATCGCCTTATCTCCGATCCATTTGCGCATCCTGGGGAAGTTCTCCAGCCAGGTGTAGTCGTTCTGGCTGCCAGAGCTTGGGACCTTTGTAGCAATCCTTTCCCATATGGTCGGGGTTGCATCGAAGACCTTCATAAACGTGGTCATCAGGTTAATGAAAATTGCCGAAAGTGAAGCTTTATTTATTAACATCTCTCAGTCCTCCCTACTTATCGATGTCTACGCCTACTTCGGTAGCGCTGATGAATTCAGCGATCTTTCCGCAGGCGACAGAGTTTGTAGTGGTCTTGGCCACAGTCTCGTCATCAGAGACATTCACCGCTGCGCCGATATCCGCGATGGTCATGCCGGATGCCTTCAGGCGATGCACATATTTTCTGTAGACTCTCACCGTTTTTGCGCCATTGGCTCCGCCGGTGTTGTCTACATTCTCCCGGGCAATGCCGAGGAATTTGAAGCTTGCTGTATCAGCCCCTGGTGCGGCATAACCGCTGGCGTTTGCGCAAACTATGCTTCCGGCGAAAATTTTTACGTTTGTCGCTACAGCATATTCAAGCTCAACGCCTTCCCTGTAATCTGTTTTTCTGTCCGCTGTTAATCCCATTACTTCTCACCTCCTGCATACTTTTTGATATCCTCTGGAGAATTGCCAAACATCTTGGCTATCTTCAGGGTTGCTTCATCGGTGATATCCAAAGCAGCCTTTTCTTCCTTGCCGGGAAGCTTGCTGATCGGAACCACCACCGGAGCCTTGGCTATAAAGGTTTTGAACCCCGCAAGATCCCTGGCGGCATACTCATTTGCCCAGTCTTTCTGGTCAGGTGTGATCTTGCCTTCCTTCAAGGCCGCGACTACTACCTCATTGGCGTCACGGGTGCGAAGTTCTTTCTGAAGATTATCAAACTCCGTGCGTGATACCATGCCCTTGCTTTCCTGTTTGAGCGCATGAATCGATGCGACCACCGTGGATGTATCGCTGCCCTCTTTAAGGGAGAGCGCCGTCAAAACATCTTTGGCGATAACTTCTCTTGGCTGCTGCTTCTTGGCTGCCTCAATGGCCAGGAAAACGTCTTCTTCACTCGCACCTGCCTTCAGGTCGAGCTTTGTAAATAACTTCTCGAAAAACTCCATATTTTCCTCCTTGGCTATGGTTTCTCCTAACTTTGCCAGTATCGGCGTTAGGTTGTTCGTTTTGGGTGCATTGGTAAGCGCGACAGAATGAATTCTGGCGAGCCTGCTGTCGCTTTTTCTCACCATAAACACAGGCGAAAAATAGCGGTATTCCTTGTTTACGATAAACCGCGCTGCCTCCTCGGTCCAGTCCACCAGGGCAAAGATTCCTGCGCCATCATCATACTCCAGCGCCTTAATCCACCCGGCAGCCGGAGCTTTCACGTCTTTTAGTGTTTGATGTTCGTAGTCGAACACAATGTCATTGTTTCTCCTGGCAAATTCCTGGGAGGTAAGATCAAATGCTGTTTTGTCGATCAGAACTTTTCCTTCTCCTTCGATCTCGACCCATCCAGCCTTGAAAAGCAGTACCCTCTGTGGTGCTGCGCTGCCGGCCTCGATGTTTGCCAAGATTGTTTTTGCAATAATATTTTTCATTAAACCTCCATTGTCTCGCGTTTCACTTGCTCCCTGAGCTGCTCCGGATATTTTGCGAAGTCCGGACTGAACTCAAAATTTTCACCCACGTTGTAATCCCATCCCGGATCAATTCCCTTTGGTATGGTGTGGGTTTTTCCGTCCCGGTCTGTATATTTGTAGGTGCCGTCTTTGGGCGCATTGTCAGGCCCAGACTTGCCCAGGCGTTTGAGATCCCGCTCGGAAAGCGTGACCACGTAACACGAACATCCCCAGCCATTCGGAGGGTAATGTGTTTTCCACCAGGGATCATCTGCAGGCAAAACCTTGCCGTCCCAGGCAAGATGCTGCTGCCTCGGCACAAGGGAATCTCCATGTCTATACTGCCAGTATGGGCGGAGTTTTTTCACGTCAGGATCTTGCATCTGCTTGTACCGTCCGGCAGAATATGCGGTCCGTAAATTTGTGTTGAAAATAACATCGGTGCGCCATCCGCGGCTGCCCTTATATGCCCAGCCATATTTCTGCACGGCAGAATCGAAGTCTTTCCGAAAATCGGCAATCGTGCTGCCGGTAGCAATCGCCATGTCAACAGCATTGCGCAGATCCATAAGCAGGTCTGCCTTTGTTGCGCCCGCAACCGTGAATGCACGTGTGTGCATCCCCTTCCAGAGATCATCCCAGTGTTCGGTCGTAATATTCAATTTGTCCCTGAAAAACTTTATTGCCTCTTCGAATGGGAGCCCTTCGAATGCAAACTCAGACATTTTTCTTTACCTCGTATCTCCCAAGCAGCTCTGCCGCAGCGAGAGCGCGTTGCATGATGATCCCTAACTGTGATGCGTCCATGTCAGAATATAGAGAGAAAAGTCCGTCTTTGAATTCTTCAAGGGTTTTTGCCTTTTCTAAAAGCTTAATGACCGGCTGCATTATGCCGTCGAAAATGCCCGCAGCATCCTCGCCAAGCTGATTGGAAAACATATTCACAATATCATCAGTGCCGTCATCTTTTGCGATGATCCGGTTCTTTGCGGGAATCGTCTGCTGTTTGACTTCTAATATTGGCTCGCCTTTTTCAGGAGCGGGAATATTGAATTCTTTGCTGACCCAGCTCACAGGAATGGGGAGTCCGCGATCCGCGAGAGTGCCGACCCACTCGGCTTTTTTATTGAGATCCTCCTCCTCTTTCCATACAGGCGCATAGTACGGGATAGGGGTGTCCCAGCCAAAATTGAATCCGACAATCGGCTTTATTACATGACTGCGCCAGGTTGCAGCAACGGCCCTGGAGTCTGCCTGCCATAAATCTTTTCGCACCTCATTGTGCGTTTTGCTGGCCGCATAGCTGCCCTGTTCTCCGATCTCCGCAGAAAGCGTTTGCCCAAGGATCGCCTTGCTTACTTCCTTGTTGGAAAAATCAGCCAGGTCCTTATAAATCTGACCGGAGACAGCGCCTTTAACTGTTTCAATAAACTCGATCTCGGTTTCTTCCGATATGATGCCCGCCGCATCAGAGCCAAGCGACGAGATGGCTGCAATCAGCGCATCTTTTTCAGCTTGTGACGCGCCTGTGTTGTATTTTCCAAGGCGCAATGGCATGCCATAAACTTCACAGAAAGTTACCCAATCTTTGATTGAATAATTTTTAAACAGATACATCCAGGCGCAAACCCTGTAAATTCCTGATCTGGTCGGATGCCCGCTCTTTCCGCCGTATGAGTGAAATATAATTTTCCAGGGCTGGATCTCAATGCCTTCCTTGTTTTCATCGGTAATGAGCAATGGAGTACGCTGCACAACGCCCTTGGAATCTTTAAAAATAAAACGTCTCTGGTCTATAAAATCAAACCCCATAGGCAGGGCTTGTCCTTCGGAAATATCCCAGCCTATTTCAAGGGACGAGAACCCTTTGCCCACGCTATCCTGAAGCGAAATGAATATATCGCTTAAGTCTGTGAGGTTATTGATAAAGCCTTCAACAAACTCGGCAACCTTTACGTCCCTTGCATCGTCAGACGCGGGAGTGAGCTGAAACTCCGTATCGACAATAACATTTTGCCTCTTGCCTTTTTCGCCAAGGATATGTCCGTCTTTTTCCTCGATCTGAGCAAACAGCTCGGCCTGCCTGGCGATATTGCCTGCATCAGCCTCTTTAAAAATGCTTGCGAGCGTGTTCGGTTTAAGCCCGGATGTTACATACTCGCGCGTAGATTCAATGATCGGAGCAACAGCAAGAGGACGTTTCTCCGGCGTCTTCTTTGTTTGAAAAGGACGACCGAATTGATCAAGTATCTGCATTACCATGCACCTCCGGAATTAAAGCGACGCTTTGTAAGGGATTGATATTCGGTCTTGCCAACCGCCACGCTTCCGGCCTGCACGCTAAGCGCCTTTGCCCAGAAATGATCAGCATGACCTGTGGCGTCAGTGCGCTCTGCATCAAACCTGAAATGCTTTGTGGTAGTCGGATATTTTTTTACGCTGTGCAGTGAATTCCTGATCACGATATCTGCCGGAATCCTGCTGCCCAGGTCTTCAAAATTCTGTTTGAGTCCGACCGCCAAGGTTTCTTTATTCTCAGCTGTAAAAGAAATACCTTCTACCCTGGTCTCTCCAAAGAGATCCTGTGCGCTTTCAGCTAATTGTGCTCCGATGCCTGTTTCGTCAACGCAGAGCCTGCGAAAAGATCCCTGGCTCAAGATCGTATGCAAAACTTGCTGCTGTACAAAAAACGGCTGCCGCTTAAGCTCAATGATTGCAGATGCGATAAGTGTATTATTAATTTTCTGATCAAGCCAGATCACGGACAAATCTTTTTTTCGTCCTATATCCATGCCCGCATAGAGATCGCCTAAAAATTCAACATTGGCCAGCACCTCCAACGGGAGGGCTGGCGCTGTTTTTGATCTCTTGAATTCTGCATAATTTGCCTCTGCTGCAGCAATGAGCTTTTCTGCCCATAGCGGTATCCTGACAAGCTTTACATCTTCCACACTGGAGATAAGATCATGCGTAAGGAATGCGGATGCTTCGTCTGATGGCACGCACTCATACTCTTCCTGCCATGCGTCGTCATCATTAAGCGCAAGCCGTAAATCCTCGGGTTCTGCCTTCTTTCCAGTCTCATCTTTTAGCTCTAAGCCCATCTCCACTGCCTGGTAGATATTGACAAAATGCTTTGACCACCCGCCGCGCTCGCCCACAAATTCATAGTCTTTTCCAGTATAGCGCTGCAGCGTGGGTGCGCCAAAGAAGAGTTCGTAAAATTTATTGCTCTTGCCCTTGAAAGTAGAAATGATGCGGATCTTATATCCCCTTGTCACGGTCGGAAACATTGCTGCCCAGATCTCGCGGCTGTCCCTGTGCAGGGCAAATTCATCGAGAAGGATATTCGCGCTCCAGCCTCTGGCTGTATCAGGGTTTGCAGGCAGCCCGACAACCCGCGACCCATTGGGAAGCAGGATCTCAAGCTGCTTATACTTTACATCCCCGACCCAGATATCGCTCTCGAGCTCATGGATTGCGAGGCCATAGGCTCTCGCATGCATTGCGCATTTTGTCATGAGTTCCTTGCTCTGCCGTTCTCCTGCAGAGAGAAGCACCCACATGGTTTTCTGCTGCATGCAGTCATCAACTACCTCCAGGGCTGCCTCAAACGATTTACCGCCCTGGCGCGTGATAACTCCGACCTTGAATCGGCTTTTATCCAGCACCCAGTTGCGCTGATATTCAGTTAAGGGTACGGCGGGCTTACGCGAGGCCATATACCTCCTCCCTGATCTTTTTCAGCGTTTCCGGTGAGAGTGTTTTGGAGCTGGTATCCGTATCTTTACTGTTAATAAACTGAGATCTCATCTGATCGATAAGCTCCAGTGATTGCTTCATGTCTTTTACGGCCTTAAGATCGAGCCTGTCGGGCCGGGCAAGCACAAGGTTTACCCTTGCCTGGATTGCCTCATAGAGCGCAGCAATGGCGTCTTCTGGCGTATTAATCTCCCTGGTGATGGGAGTTTGCTCTGCTTCCGGCTGCGCCTTATCTGTAAGTTGTGAGGCCCTCTCGATGCGTGCGACAGCATACACGTCCTGTGGGTCGAGCGTGCCTATCGCCTTTGCGAGCATACGCTTTCTCAGCTCGGCGGTTCCCTGCTTTATTGACTTAATGGCATTGAGATGTTCTTTCCTGCGCTCAACCCATTTGTCGGCAGAAGACCATGTTTTGAGCGTAGCAATGGCAACGCCCTCGGATTTTGCGATCTGTTCAAGAGTTGCCCCTTCAACGATTGCCATATCCTCGCAGCGTTCTCTGATCTCAAAACTTATCTGCTCAGCCATTTTTTCCTCTGAGTATCTGCAATTTTTATATCCCAAGGGCCTTTTCGATAGCCTTGATCTCATCACACACTTCCTTATGCTCAAGCCACGACTGCAGCATGTCGAGAGTGAGGCTGTATGCGCTTTCCATGTCGAGATCCGGAATAGGAGTAATTGGACTGAGCTTCATGCGCGCGGCATCCCGCAGTCCCTTTATATTGATCTCAAGGTCTTTGCGCTTCAGCTCCAGCTCACTCAGCCTGCCTTTTGCCATGAGGATCTCTTCTTTCATGCAGCCACCTCGATCCTTTTCTTCTTGAGTCGTTGATTGGGACAAAATTCGTTCTGCTGAATAGAAGCCCTCATTTCGGTGATCTTTTGAATGTTCAGAATGACAATTTCCTGAGTGGATTCTGCGAGACTCTTGAGTCCTTGCGCTGTGGTTTCGTATGCTTTCACAAGGCTCACGTTGCTTTTATACATATCCCTTATTTCTTTCATGTCTTTTTCGTATCTCTCAAATTCTTTATCTATGATCTTGCGGTATGCCGCAGACTCCCGCTTATCAACAAACCAAACAAGGAGGATCACTCCGACCATGCCAAGCTTGATCGCATACCCTACGACTACCGCTACGGTTAGTTGCTCCATCTATCCTCCGATTTTTTTATGCCTTGAATCGATTGTTCCATGAGGTCTGTTTTATGGGCAGATCCCGCAGAGCTGCCGAAGAAATACTGTAAGACCATTCCAAACCCGGTGGCGAGTGCGCCAAAGAGTTGGTTAACTGGCCCGATGTTAGCTTCCGGAAGCTTGGCCCACATGAGTATTCCCATGAGAACAAAGAAGCCGGCCACCACGAGCCAGGCAAGCACATAGAGGTTTTTATCCCTCTTTCCGGTTGCCTTTGTGA